AGTGTATAAGGCGTGGAAGCAGCTAGATATGCTGCGCGATCAAGAATTGCTTGGAATTGCCAAGGAATCAAATGGTCTTCCGCTTATTCGCCTGCCGCCCGATTACATGGCTGTTGATGCACCGCCTGACAAACAAGCTGTCTATCAAGCCTGCCAGAAACTTCTGGATACAATCCAAGCCGGTACAAATCGCGGTATCGTATTCCCGAGGTTGATTGACGAAACTTCTAAACAAGATTTGTTCGATATCTCTTTGCTTGAGAAAAAAGGTATCCCCGGCTCTAACCTTGACACTGCCATCAAGCGATATGCTGATGAAGTGTACTCGGCGCTTGGCGTAGATATTCTTAAGAGTGGAAACGATCTTGGCTCTTTTTCCCTTGCTGACTCTGATACGAATATTGTGTCGTTGGCTATGGGGCACAGGCTTAGCGAGATTGCTGACGTTTTGAATAACGACCTTATTCCGCAGCTATACGCTCTCAACGGATGGAGTACAGAACGCCTTCCTAAGTTTGTTCCGGGCGATATCTCTGATATGTCTGCTGATGAGTTGGGTAAATTGATTCAGCGTTCAGGTTCTATCGGCCTTATTGCTAAAGACATTGAAACTGTCAACCGCCTGCGTAAAGCTATTGGTGTTGATCCTCTGCCGCCCGAGACTAAGATTGAGGACATTGAGTTCACAATGGAGTCCAGTAATGCGGGAGAAGGTATGCAAACACCATTTGACGGAACTGCTAAGAAGCCGAATGGCAAGGACAACTCTGCGGGAAATAATGAAAACAAAGCTTAAGGATTAAAATGGCAAAGCAAAATAAAATTCTTCGCTATACAGAGTTGGTCTACAGTCGTCCACATCTTATCAGCCAAGACTCGTTTAAGATTATCTCAGATTATCTCGATAAACGTAACGGTGGGATGTTGATGCAACCGCAAGTTGACATTGCTGCCGAGGATTCCGACGATGACGCAGATTACGACCCTATGCTTGGCGTAGGAGTTATCGAGATAGAGGGAGCCTTGACCAACGAGCCTGTTATGACTCTCTGCGGCGCTGTCGGGACTAGCTACGAAAGCATTCTTCAGCAAACCGAAGAAATGATTGAAGCAGGTGTTACAACCATCATCCTTGATATTGATTCAGGTGGAGGAGAGGCTTTTAATTGTTTTTCTTCCGTAGATCAGTTTCGCAATATGTGCGATGACGCTGGTGTGTATGTGTATGCCTATGTTGATGGTTGTGCTGCCTCTGCTGCGTATGCTTGGGCGTGCTCGGCAGATGAAGTTATTGCCCCTGTAGACGCAGAGGTAGGAAGTGTGGGGGTACTTATTGCACTCTCTAACTTGAACAAGTATTACGAGAAAGAGGGCATTACTCGCACTTGGATTTCAGCAGGTAAGGAAAAGATTCCTTTTGACGACAGTGGGGAATTCAAAAAGTCCTTTCTGGAAGACTTGCAGTATAAAGTAGACACACTTTACGAAATGTTCGTGGCTCATGTTTCTAAATACACAGGGCTGTCTGCTGAGGTAATCAAGTCCACAGAGGCAAATACCTTTCTCTCTAAAGACGCACTAGAAATTGGGCTCATCAACAAAATTATGAATAAATTCGATTTCATGGATTATGTAGCAAACAACCAAAAAGGAACCAGTTGATGAAACTGCTTGAAGATTTGAAAAAGAAGATTGGCGCTAAGCCTGTCGAAACAAAGGAAGAGGAAATGACCGTAGAAACTGTGGCTCAAGTTGAGCTTGCAACACATGAAGCCGTTGTAGCCGAGCTTGCTACGCTCAAGGCTGATTTTGAGGCCCAAGCAGCACAACTGGCAACCGCTCTGGAAGCTATTGAAGCTGTTAAAGCAGAAGCCGAAGCAGCCAAAACTGCACTTGCAGCCGTAGCAGAAGAAAAAGCACAAGCTGAAGCTGCTGTGAAAGCTGAAAAGATGGCTAAGCGCCGCGCAGCAGTGGAGGCAAACATTGGCACCGATAAGGCTGACGCCTTTATGGAAGCTACTAAAGAATTGGACGATACGGCTTTCGCTGCGATCTGTTCAGCAATGGCAGGCACCGTTAAAGCCGAAACGGAGTCTGAACTGTTCAAAGAAGTCGGCGTTGAAACTAAAGCGAAAGCTACTGATGCTGAACCTCAAGTGAAGCATTTCAAACAATTCATCAAAGGAAAGAAATAATGACTAAGTTGGCAACTCGTAGTAATAAACTCTCGGGTGTTCTGGCGTTCGAAGAAATGCCGGAGCATGGTGTGTGCCGTAAAGTTGTGACTGTCACTGTCGCCGCTGGCATGGACGTTGGCGCTGTGCTGCAATTCGACGGCACCAGCAAATACAAATGGGTGGCAAACGCTGATGTGGCAACGCTGAATGCTGATGTGGCTGTCCTGATCGAATCGACTCTGGATGTTCCTTCGCTGGCTCCGGGCGATTATCAACTGGTGGTGCTGTACAAAGGTCATGCTGGCGTTACCGATAAAGGTCTGCTGTACAAGGATACTGTTTCTGGCGCTAACCAAACTATTGTTCAGAATGCTCTGCGCGCTAAGAACATCCATATCCGCAATCAGTTTTAATAATTAAAGGAATAATGCAATGAGCATGACTATTCGTGACTATTTCAATAGTTTCAAGAATGCCGATTTCGTTGATGGAATCACTCAAACCCCGCTGCAATATGGCTACATCAACAGCCAAAACCTGTTCAATGTCAAATCGACCAATCAAACAGCTATCGTTTTTGACAAAGACTACAACACCACCACTCTGCTGCCGCAAGTGAATCGTGGTGCTCACGCTTCCACGCAAAACCACGAGCGTAAAGCTGACACGTTTGCGCTGAAGCTGGCTTACTTCAAGCACGCCGACCGCCTGACCAACGAGGACATCCAAAGCTGGCGCGTTCCGGGTTCGACCGATGAAGAAACCTATGGTCGCGCTACTGCGGAAAAGATGGGCGATATGAGGCTCGCATGGGACCAAAATCAGGAATATATGAAGCTGCAAGCTCTAAAAGGGGTGTTTAAAACTCCGGATGGGACTGTGATGGCTGATATGTACTCGGAATTTGGTATCACTCAGACCACCATTGACTTCCTGCTGGGAACCACGACCACTAACGTTGACTCGATCATCCGTCAACTGAAGACCACGATTTCTAAGAACGTAATGAACGGTGGCGCAATCTCGGGCGTCTCGGTGCTGGTTGATCCGCTGTTCTACGATAAACTGATTTCGCATCCGAACGTCAAGAATGCCTACCAGTTCTATATGGCGCAAGGTAACGGAAACGCTGTTCTGCGGGACGACAATACCTCGTATATGAAGTGGGGCATCATGGATGCATTTACCCTGCGTGGTATTAAGTTTGTTTCGTATGATGCGACCTTCAACCTGCCGGGTGGCACCACTGAAAATGCATTCGCTGATAACAGCGGTATTGCATATGCAGAAGGCGTGAAAGACCTGTTCCGTGGCTACAACGGCCCTTCGGCTAAACTGTCGGAAGCTAACCAGCCCGGACAAGAGCTGTTTGTACGGTCGTATATTGACAGCCGGGATGAGTTCGTTGAATTCGAGATGGAAGCATCTCCGCTGTACTTTACCACTCGTCCGGCATCGATCGTTAAGATTGTGTCGAGCAACTAAGAATCTTATAAGCCCTTCGGGGCTTTAAGTCTCTTGACTGTAAGAGCTTCTTTGGAGGCTCTTATGTTAAAGAGATTTATAAGGAGTAATCATGGCACTAATCGATCTGAGCACACCAATTGGAAAGCTTCGTTATAGACTTGGAGACTATCTAGACATTCCGCAGTTGCCTGACAGCGTTTATCAGTCTGCCTTGGATGATAACAACGGAAACCTCCGTGCAGCAACAATCCTCTGCGGCCAATACATCCTAGCAGGACTGGCTTTTAACACTCAACAAAAGATGGGTGTTATCGAAGTGTATGGACAACAAGCATTCCAACAATACAAAGAGTATTTGCTGCTTGTCCTGAAAGACCCTACTTTCGGAAACGCTTGCCCAATTCCCTACGTTGCTGGAGCAAATTGTCTACACCCCATTCTACAATTCAAAGAAGACTTCTCTGGCGCTTACACGCACCCCACTTCAGACGAACGCCTGCATCAGATTTCAACAGGCCCATTCGACCCTTACAGCGGTGCTGTGGTAAACGGAAATTTGAACGGAAATTGATATGACAGCCTTTACTCAATTTGATAGGGTTGTTGCAACAATGATGAAGCAGTTTGGAAAGGTTGGATATATCCAAATTGTCACGCTTGGAGAATATGACCCATCTACATCAGAGGTGTCCAGCGAATCCACAGATGTTCCTGTGAATTTTATCGCATTCGATTACGTCAGAAAAACCGAAGGTTTGGGCGAAGAGAAGAACACTCTTGTGCAATCTGGAGATAAACAAATTCTGGTGCAGCCCCCTCAAAAAGCAGGTAATACAGCAATTCCTATCCCTAAACCCAATAAGGACTTGTTTAAGATTGACGGAATATCTTACAAGATCATTACTGCTAAACAGCATAACCCAAACCTAACCGATGATGGCGCTGTTATGTTCGAACTTTATATCAGAGAGTGATGCTCAAATTTGACAATAAGCGCCCTCAGTGATATAATTCTTGATTAAGGAGATAAGATTTGGGAATATTCTCAGACCATCTAAAAAAGAATATCGAGAGCGTCTTATCAGAAGTCAACTTCAAGATTAGTTGGGTTGCATACCAATACTTTGTCCGCATTGTTCAAAACTCCCCCCATGTAGGCGATGGTCCTTATGTTGCAGGACACTTCGTTGCAAATTGGTTTCCTGCTGTTGATGGCTTCGACCTAAGCACAACTAGCGCAACAAGCAACGGTGACGACAGCATAGCTCGAATTGAAAGTCTTGTAAAAGAGAGCAATGCATTCTTGAAGAAGGATGGATTTGTCTCTCTGTCCAACAATCTAAACTATGCGCTGCGCGTAGAGATACTTGGATGGCCTTATGGTAAAGACCCTATCAGTGGCTGGACTTGGACCGGGATGCGGAAGATTTATGCTCCTGTTGCCAACTCTTACACTTACTTGAAAACCATCATATGAACATCAGACAAGAAGTAGAGTCGGCTGTAGCGGCTTTCGCCAATTCACAAACACCACAAATTCCGATTGCATTTGAGGGAGTTCCCTTCACGAAGCCTACAAATGGGCCGTACCTAGAAGTGTTCTTTCTAGCTAACAGCCCAATGAACGCTACTGTAGATGTTTCTCGAATTCGAGTTTATGGCACTTTTCAAATAAATTGCTATGTGTTGGACGGCAAGGGTATGAAAGCCCTTGATGATCTGTCTGACAGCATTGTAGCACTGTTCCCTGTTAATAACAAGGGATTGTACACAACTTTCTCAGTAGAACAACCCCCGAATGTCAGTCCTCCGTTGAGTGATACTAAGTTCAGGATGGCTGCTGTGAGGGTGAAATATCGTCAAGAACTGTGACGATAAATCTTATAAATTAATTTCTAATTAGGAAAATAAATGGCAAATCTTACCTCTAGCGCTAAGTTTGGCAATAACGGTGTCGCAACTTCGACAGGCACTGGCAAAATTTCGATTGCTACTTCTGGCGATACTCTTACATACGTTCAAAACACAGGACAAGAACTCGTGCTGTATAACACCAGCGCATCGGCAGTTGTCGTGACGATTTCTAGCAATGGCCCTGCTTCGATCAACGTCCCTAAGCTGGGAAACTATGCAGTGGCAATCAATACCGGGTTCACTGTGTCGGTTCCTGCCAACCAGTTCGTCTCGGTTCAGCTCGACCAGCATCAAGCATTCCTGCAAGGAACTGTAGTCTCGATCACAGCAGCTACCGGAGCAGTGGTTTCGGCTTTCATTCTCCAATAATAGCCAACAAGCATAATCATCAATTTAAAGGAAATACAAAATGGCTTCTAAAAGTCTGACTTCTGCAACCACAGCCCTCTATATTAGCGCATCCCTGCCTGCTACTTACGATTCGACAGGCTTCACTGCACTGACTTGGATTGCTGTTGGTGAAATCTCGTCGTATGGCGCTTTCGGCGGCAAGACTAACATCGTTAAGTTTACTCCGGTGGATACCAACACTGTTGCTAAGCGTGGTGGTTCGCAAGACTTCGGCGCAATTGCCCTGACTCTTGCTCGTCACACTGGCGCTGATGTCACTGCAATGAATAACGCTTTCATTGACCGTCAGCCGCGCGCATTCAAGATTGTCTACCCGACAGCCCTTGGTCAAACTGACTACTTTACCGGCATCGTTGTTGAGAATACCACTAACATTGGTAACAGCGACAAGATTCTGGAAGCAAACGTCAATATCGAGATTGACAATACCATCCTGACGTTCTAATGGATGTAGAAGTGCCGTAAAGCACTTCTTAAGGAGTCTTAAGGGCTTCTTAACAAATGCTTTACAACAAACGAGCAACATAGCTCGCCTCGCTTCGATAGAAGCATAACATAACTAAGAAGGAAACTCTACCATGTCGTTTGAACTGAACACTCTGGCTCTTGAAGATCAAGCCGCCCTGCACCTCACTCACCCTGCTACCGATATGCCTCTGTATGCAGACAAAGAAGAAACTCAGCCTGTGCAGATCATCCTGAAAGGCCAAGCTTCGCAAACCTATGCTCGTGCTGTGGATGCGATGATGAAAGCCGCTGCAAAACGAGGTAAGCGTGAAGCTACTCCGGCAGAAGCACGAGAACAAAGCGTTAACTTTCTTGTGGCCCTGTCCGTCACTGCTGAGAATCTTACCCTCGATGGCGAGCCAATTGATTCGGCAGAAGCATTCCGTAAACTGTATTCGGATGAGCGTTATGGCTGGATCAAAACTCAAGTAAATGACTTCCTTGGAAAGACTGAAGCTTTTTTGAAATAATCGCTGAGCAGCTTATCCTGTATGTGCGTCAGATGGCGTGGCTTGGCGCTACGCCTGACAAGCAAAAGGTAAGCCGCTTAGAAGCGATTGAAAACAATACGCTTCAAACTCGTCTGGACGATGACGAAGATTTACCTGAAGACAGTAAGCCAATAATAAAAGTTCCCCTAGAGGTAAATTTGCCCGAGATTCCAGAGGCGTTTTGCCATCTACGGGAACTTTTTTATTTATCAGGACAGGGTACGAGTACAGGGTATGGATTAGCTCCTCTGTCGTGGCAAGAGATTCAAGCCTTTAGAACTGAGAATGACTTAGATTTGACTTTGTGGGAAAGACAATTACTCAAGAGGATGTCCGAAGCCTATTGCGCAGAAGCCTCTAAAGCAACAGACCCCTACCGCCCAGCGCCATACGCACCACAGAAAGTGGATGAAGATGTAGATAAGATTGCACTGGCACTGAAAATGCGAGACGCATTAAACGCCTTCCGTACAAGAAAGAATTAATTATGGCATTAGAAGCTAGTTCACTACAAGTTGTTGTTTCTGGAGCAGGTATTGTAGAAACAACCAAAGCGCTTTTAGACCTCGCTGCGGCTGGCGATAAAGCCGAACAGTCTTCCACTAAGCTTGCCAAGACCTCTCAAGATTCTTCGAAAGCTCAAGTAGACGCGGCACAAGAAGCAGCTTCTAAATTCAATGCAATCATCGATATGATGACAGAGAAGGCCAGCACCTTCTATTCTGATAAAGCATTGAAGGCTGCTCAAGCGTCCCAGCAAGAGCTTTTCGAGGGTATGTCTATGATGGATAAGCTATATGCTTATGCTGACCAGACAAGGCAAGTGGAAGCTGCTGCGCGAGCCAAACAGACAGCAGATGTTTTGGCACAACAACAGAAGCAAATGGATGCGGCAATTGCTAGGTATGCTGCTGAGCAAGAGCTTGCCAATAGTATGAATGCCATTTACGACAAACGCAAAGCTTCGAGCCTAGAAGACGATCATGCTGCTGCAATTATTGAGAATCAGGCGCGTGCTTGGAAGGCTCTAGGGCAGGCACAAGCAGAAGCATTGGCAATCAATGCCCGTATGGATGCTGCTTCAAAAGAGCTAAGGGCTGATGCAGACGCTTTCGTTGCATCGTTAAAGCGTCAAGCGGAGACTGTGGGATTGACTACGAAAGAGCTTCGAGAGTATACCGCAGAGCAACAGCGCGCAAAAGCAGCGCAGCTTGGCGTCACTCAACAGGTAGATGGGTACATCCAGAGCATTAAGAACGCAAAAGGGCCGCACGAGTCTTTCAACCTGCTTACAGCGGGTTCTGCACGAGAGTTGATGGTGTTGGGGCACGAATTGAGTCAAGGGCAGTTTCAACGTTTTGGCGGGTCTCTTATCGTGCTTGGTGAGCGTATTAACTTCCTTCCTAGTCTGTTGGAGAAAGCAGCCGCTGCTGCTGCTTCGTTAGGAATGAGTCTAGGATTGTTTGTCACGGTTATTGCAGCCGCTGTGGCGGCTGTAGCTACGTTCATCTTGGCAATTTCTAAAGGTGCAGCAGAGCAGCGAGCTTTTAACAACGCACTTATTTTGACAGGTAATTTTGCAGGCACCACCGGGGATAACCTGAATCAAATGGCTAAGGATGTTGGTGTGGCTGCTGGAAGTATTGGCGACGCTAAAAAGGTTGTCCTTGAACTTGCAAATTCGGGCAAATTTACAGCAGAGCAAATTGGATTTATTGCACCAGCTATTGCGGAGGTAGCACACGTTACTGGAAAATCTGGTACAGAGATGGCAAAGCAATTTGAGCAAATTGCTACAATGGCTATCACTTCCTCTAAACGCTCTACTGATGTAATCTCGCAGCACGTACTAAAGCTGAATGACCAATATCACTTCCTTACAGCGTCCCAATTTGAGCATATTTCCATGCTTGAAAAAGAGGGGAATGCACAAGAGGCCGCAAATGAAGCGGAGAAAGCTTATGCTAATGCTCTCAAAGAGCGTGCAGAAGAAATAAAGTCGAACCTTGGAACGATCCAAACTGTCTGGATGAACATTAAAGAGACAGCAGGAGAGGCTTGGGATGCAATGCTAGGGATCGGTAAGAAGTCCACAGCACAAGATATAATCGACAACTATAAGTCTATGCTTGAACACATGGACAATCAGCCGGGGTGGATATCGGGCAATGGTACAAGCTGGGGACAGAAGAGTTTTGATGAATCTCGTCTACGTATTGTACAAGCACTTACGGCGGCTGTTATAGAGAAAAACAATGCTGATGCGAAAGCAATTCAACAAGGCAAGGATCAGCAGACACAACAAGAAGGCATGCATGCCATTGCAAGAACAATAGCTGTTGAGCGCCAAGTATCTAAGCAGTCGGCTCTTGAATTGGCCCTTGCAGAAGAAAAGACTAACAACGCGCTTGCAAAACAGGCTATTGCACTTGATAAGGCTTCTGGAAATTGGGAGAGGATGGAAGCTGCCAAAAAAGCCGAAGCAATGTACACAGACGAGGCCATCGCAAAGCGCAATAAGGACATCACTGATTATTACTCCAAGAAACAACCCAAGCCTAAATCTGAAGGTTTGGCAGGAGTGAATAACGAAATTGCTGAAATCAACGAAGTATATGATGTCCAGAAGCACGCAATGGATAATCAAATCAAGCTTATTGATTTCAAGAAGCAATATGGCCTGATGTCGGAGGAAGATGCTCAATCTCAGAAGGCAGCAATGCTGGATCAGGAATTAGTTCTGGAAAAAGAACACTTGCAAAAAGCTATTGATGCAATTGACAATTTCCATACTAAAGACGTTCGCCTAGCATTAGACGCAGCAACCAAAAAGAGTAATCTGCAAAAACAGCTTAATAAGATTAATGATGACATTGCGCTAAAGCAGCAAGAGAACGCTCTTGTACCTGACATTGCCTACGCGGCTGCTATGCAAAAAGCGCAGGATGATGCGGACAGAACTCTTAAGGTGATTGAGAGGCAAACCAAAGAAGTTCAAGCACAAGTTGATGCCTACAACAACCTTCCTGAATCTGTAAAAGCAGCGGGAATCTCTCAAAAACAAATGGCGAGTGAGATTGAGCAAGCTAAAATTGATACGCTTCAAGCCGAAAGAGATTCCTTGAAAACTAATGACTTGCTTGAGCAGGCCATGAATTCGACAAGGATTAGGCAGATTGACGCAGAGATTGAGGCACGTAAAAAGCTCAAAGAGGTGGACCAAAATAGGGAGGCCAACGAAAAAAGGAATTCTGAGGCAATCAACCTCCCAGCAGCAATGAGGGCGCAAGCGGCTGAACAAGTGAAATTGTGGAAGGATGCTGGAAACGAAATTCAGAAATCCCTAACACAAGCATTTGGCGCTGCCGGTAAAGCGGCTGGAGAGATGTTTAAAGCATTCTCTGAAGGACAAGCTAATCAGATTGACTTAAGTGAGAAAATTGCTGAAGCAAAGCTTCGTGAAAGCCGCACAGGAATTGACGAAACAAAGACGATCACTGCCTTGCAAAACCAACAGGAGCAGAATCAACTGGTGATGTATGCCAACATGGCAAATGGCGCTTCTGAATTTTTCGATAAGCAATCTAAGGGATACAGAATCATGCAGTCTGTATCGCAGGCTTATCACTTGGCTGAGATGGCACAAGCCCTTGCAAGCATTCCTGTAAAGCTTGCTGCTGGTGCTGCTACGATGTTTGAGCAAGGGGGCTTTGCAGGCTTCGCTGGAGTTGCCGCGATGACAGCCCTTGTTGCAGGTTTCGGTGTTGCCATCAGCGGTGGAAGTGGCGCTAACGTAGCTGCTAAACAACAAGCCCAACAAGGCACAGGCTCTGTTCTTGGAGATAGTAAAGCTAAAAGCGACAGTATTGCGAAGTCTATCTCTATCCTTGAAAAGAACAGCGGGTTGGGTCTTGCTCAAGGCGACACCATGCTTGGGTACATGAAGAATGTATCTGACAATATCTCCAACTTCGCTGCTATGGTGGTTAAGGCCACTGGTATCAATGGAGTCACACCGGCCAATACAAGCACACCTCTTGGGGGAAAACTAGGTCTTGGTCTAGGAGCCATTGCTGGTGGCGTTGGTGGCGCTGCTGTTGGCACTAATATTGGTATGGCTGTTGGCTCTATTGGTGGCCCTCTCGGCATGGCAATTGGCGCTGTCCTTGGAACCATTGTTGGTGGTGTTGTAGCAAAGCTTGGTGGAACTAAAACTTCTATCAACGATCAAGGTATCACGGCTGGCCCAATGTCTCTTGCAGATATCCAAAAGAACGGTTTGAATGCAAGCTCCTACATGGACGTACATACAAGCTCTTTTTGGGGATTGAGCCAATCTAACAAGACTACAACACAAGCCCTCTCTGCTGATGTCAACAAGCAGTTCTCTCTGGTTATCACAAGTCTCGCTGACACTGTTAAAGCAGCAGCTACCGCCCTTGGCGTGTGTGGCGATGACTTCTCGAAGAAGCTAGAAGGCTTTGTTGTGGACATTGGTAACATCTCCACTAAGGGATTATCTGGAGATGAGGCACAGAAACAAATTGCTGCTGTGTTCTCCAAGGTCGGTGACGATATGGCGCAATACGGCCTGTCTGGATTTGAGAAGTTCCAGAAGGTAGGAGAGGGCTACCTTGAAACGATCAGCCGTGTTGCCAATGATTTCTTGCAAGTGAAGGATGTGTTCGCAGTTCTTGGTAAATCCTTAAATGCTGTTGGCGTAGATGCTGCAAATGTTTCCGAAGGATTGATTACTGCTGCTGGTGGCTTGGATAACTTGACAAAAGGTACAAAGACTTTTGTTACAGGATTTCTGACAAACGCACAGCAAATTGCTCCGATTGCAAAATCTGTAAATGACCAACTCGCAACTATGGGATTGTCTTGGGTGCAAACTCGGGAGCAATTTGCTCAAGTTGTACAAGGACTCGACCTCACTACAGAAGCTGGACAAAATGAATATGCTTCGCTAATTAACTTGGCAGACGCATTTGCTAAGACCCATGCGGCTATTCAGGATACAACTCTCACTGTACAACAGATTGCAGACCAACGCAAGAGCTTGATGGACGAGTTGAACAGTCTTACTCTGACAAATGTACAACTGTTGCAGCAACAACGTGCCGCAATCGATCAAAGTAATCTTGCTTTGTATGACCAAGTACAGACAATGAAGAGTATGCAGTCGGATTCTTCTGCGGGACTGAGCAATGTGGATGACGCATTTAGCGTATTACAAGATATGGTGAATGCACAGAAAGCCTCTTTGCAAAATGCTTTCAAGTTAGAGCAGAAGCAAATTCAAGATAAGATTGACCTTGAGACTACCGCGAATCAAAAGCTTAAAACTCTTGCCTCTAATCTTCAGTCTGCACTGGATAGCATGAAACCTGCGGTGATTGCACAAGATGTTTCCAAAGCAATCCGTATGCAGGCGCAACAGCAGCTTCGAGATGCATTGATATTGTTTAGAAGCGGTGGAACCCCTGATGCAGACTCGTTGAAGAATCCGCTAAGTATCGCCACAAGCGACGCTACAAGTATGTTCTCCAACGCTGTAGATTATCAGAGGGATTTTTACCGCACTCAGAATACGATTTCTGATCTGGCTAAGTATGGAAATGCAGCAGCATCTACAAGCGATAAGATTTTAAAAACTCTTAATGATCAAAAAGATGCTTCTCAGGCATCTTTTGATTCAGCTAATCAGAGTTTGGATGACACTGTGAAATTTGCTCAAGAGCAGATCAAGCAGTTAAAGGGACAGTCTGCCAGCCTTCTCAGTATTGACCAAGCAATGAAAGGTCTTGCTCTGGCTCTTGCAGGTGCTTCGGCAAATCCGCTTACATCTGGCACAGCAGCAGTTAATCAAACGTATCAGACCGCACTTGGCAGGGCACCGGACGCAGCAGGGCTCGCGTATTGGCAGCAGCAAATTCTTAAGGGTACATCTATCACAGATATTCAGAGTGCTATCAGTAATTCTTCTGAGGCTCAGATTCAAACTCTGTATAAGAATCTGCTTGGGCGTGATGTGGACCCTGCGGGATTGAATTTCTGGAACAAGGCAATGAGCAGTGGTATGGATATCTCGGCTGTTGCTCAAGCTATCCGTTCTAGTCCTGAGTATACCAGTAAGCTGCCTAGTTTCGATGTGGGTATTAATAACGTTCCTTATGATATGACAGCTAAAATTCATGCAGGAGAACGTATCATGCCTAAAGCGGATAATCTGGAACTTATGCAGCGCCTGAAGAGTCCACAAGCAAATGCTGAAGCTCTTAGTAATGAGGTTGTGAATTTGAGAGAAGAAATTGCGTCACTCAAAGAAACGATTCGTACAGGAGATGTGGCTAACGTACAGCAGACTAAAGAAGTTGTGAAGTACCTGAAGCGTTGGGATACGGACGGCCAGCCTGAAGTTCGCAACGTTGATAATTAAAACATGGGAGAGGGAGCTTAAAAACTCCCTCCTTCCTTATAAGGAATAACAATGAGGATTGTCCAACCCATTCAAATTACAGATTCTAATTTTGTAAGCAGCACAGTGCTTGAAAATGACTATCCTGCTTATTCAAATACAACAGGCTATACACTTGGTCAAAAAGTAATCCTTACAAGTGTCCATAAAATTTATGAGTCTTTAAGGGGAGGCTCCAGCACAGTAAGCATTTCGTTTGCGAACCCTACGGTTATCGGGTGGGTTGCACACGGACTACCGAGCGGTGCGCCTGTCACATTTACCACAACAGGGGCACTACCGGCAGGTCTCACCGTAGGGGCGACATACTATGTTGTGAATCCCTCTGCTGATACTTTTAATGTTGCCGCTACACTTGGTGGAACTGCTATTGCAACAACATCAGCAGGCTCTGGTACACACACTTGTGCTGACTCCACTAACATTGGCAATAATCCGCTTACAAGCCCTACGTACTGGCTAGACTGCGGAAATACAAACAGGTGGTGTGTATTTGATAACAAGGTACAAAGCCAAACAACAGCAACAAGCACCCTATCTTTTACTATTTCGGCAGCGTCTTATGTTGATACTGTAGCTCTTCTTAATCTTGCAGGGAGTACCGCAAGGGTTCAAGTAAAGCATGCAGCAGACGGTGTTGTGTATGACCAGACAATAAATATCACAACAGATGCCGAGCCAGTAATTGATTGGTGGACATATTTTCTTAATGGTTTCCGATATCAAAAAGATATTCTTTTTACAGGAATTCCTCTGTATGCCAATACCACAATTACAGTAACGGTTTCTGGAGCAGGTACTGTAGCGGTCGGAACCGCGGTCTATGGGCAGGCAATAGACATCTCTTGCACTGGTAAAGGTGTAGAGCACGGAGCAAAAGTTGGTATCACAGACTACTCTGTTAAAACAACGGACGCTTTTGGTAACTACATTATTACTGAAAGAGCATTTGCCAAGCGTGCAAACTATACAGTGTACATAGATAATACAGATATTGACTACGTAGATAATCTGCTAAGCGATGTTAGGGCAGTTCCAACTTTGTATATTGGTGGCTCTAAATACGCAGCAATGATTATTTACGGGTACTATAAAACATGGGAAATTGATATCTCATACCCCGATGTGAGCGTCTGTACAATCGAAATTGATGGATTAACGTAACAAGGAATTAAAATGACAATTAACACTATTGATCCTCTACCGTCAGCACCTAGTAGGGCAGACCCCACTAATTTCCCAGCAAAGGGCGATGCCCTTATGTCAGCACTTGTGAATGTGTTTGTGCCTGAAATGAACACTTCTATTACTCAGATGAATGCTACGCAAGCTGCTACTGATACAGATGCAGCTACAGCCACTTCCTCTGCTGTCAGTGCTAACGCTGCTGCAAACACTGTATCAGCTACAGCGAAAGCTGTGGCGTGGGTAAGCGGTAATACATACCAACTTACCGACTGCGCTATTAGCCAGATTAATTTCCAGACCTACCGTAAGAAGACTACCTCTACAGCTAACACTGGAGGCGCTACTGATCCCGCAAACGACAGTACAAATTGGGTTTCGTTGAATCCAAACACGCAGATGGTGAGAGTGGTGCGCACTTCCAACACTGCACTGGCACTAGCAGACACACAAAAATTTTTCGACCTGAGCACCACATTCACTCAGACGTTCAATGCAGCTTCTACGCTTGGTGGCGGGTGGTATTGCATTCTCCGTAACAGTGGTACAGGCTACATCACTCTTGACCCCAACGCTTCTGAGCTTATTGATGGAGTTACTACGATCACGATGATGCCGGGAGAGGTCAGAATTATTCAGTGTGATGGTACTGCTTTTACTTCTCTGCTGATTAACACCGAAGGTTATTTTTATGCTCGTGAGGAGCAGGCTAGTGGTATTAGCTCCGTGGACACATCTGCCGGAGGAGTCACATTCACTAGGACATTGAATACAGTTAAGGCTAACACCATGAACGCCAGCCTGTCCTCCAATGTGATTACTCTTCAACCCGGAACATATCGTTGCAAAATTAAAGCCCCTGCCGGTGCTACACAACATCAGGCATTTCTGCTTAACAGCACCGACAGTGTGAACGCATTGATTGGGTCTGCCGAAGGCAGTACAAACAGTGTATCTTCATTTGTATCAGGGATTTTTACGATTACTTCCCAAAAAAACTTTGCTGTTCGTCACTACACTGGTTCGAACGGACTGGTTATGGGGACTGGTATATCAAGTGGACAGGTACAAGTATTCACTGAAATTGAACTTTGGAAGATTGCATAAAGGAGTATGACATGATCTACGTAACATACGACAAAAATACAGGCAACCTTACAGGAGCTTATATTCAGGATTTGCTGCCAGAGCATGAAGATTGCTATGTTGAAGTGGCTCTTGAACAACACGATAACTGGACTGGCCTCAAATTCAATCTAGACACGCAAGAACTTGAAGTATACACACCGCCTCCCGCCGCTCCGGTTGTGCCTGTGCAGGTAACAATGCGTCAAGCGCGACTTGCACTTCTTGCTCACAACATGCTGAGCCAGATTGATACAGCGATTGCATCACTTCCCAGCCCTCAAAAAGAAGAGGCTCAGATTGAATGGGACTACTCTTCAACAGTGGTAAGAGATAGGGAACTTGTAGTGATGATTGGACAGGCACTAGGACTTTCTAGTTCTGATCTTGACGCCCTGTTCATCGAAGCAGCAGAACTCTAATTATAATAGGAACTCTACCAAATGACAGCATACTACATTGATCCGTCAGCAGCGACAAATGGGACAGGCACAAGTGCCTCTCCCTACAACACTTGGACTGGTGTCCCTGTAGGTGCTGGCTATCAATACTTCCAAAAGCGGGGAACATCTTGGACAGGGACGTTCCCTGTGCTAACAGCAGGGACGAGCGGGAACCTGACGTTGGTCTCTTCGTACTACAACGCTGACGGCAGCGACGATACTACACAAGCTAAGCCAATTTTGAATCTTGGGGACAGTCAGTTGCAGATCGACAGCTTTATGAAGATGACCAACATGGACGTTCGCAACAGCCGGGTAACAATGGCTGGTACGATGCCTGCAATCTTCTTCAAGGGTGGTGCAACGGATAGCGAAGTAAGTAGCTGTACCGTGACATCTAACCTTGCTGGTATCGGTGCTTACGGCTCTAGCCGAATCACCATTGCTAATAACATTATTACAGCAGCCACAGCAACGAGCCTTAGTTCCAACTTGGCTCAGGGCATCTTCCTCAACAACTCAGTAAGCTGCGACAGCGTAACGATTACTGGCAACACTATCTACCTCGGCACGACAGGAACACAGGTACGCGGTATTTATTGTATTACGAACGGCCCCGGTTTCGGGCTGACTAACCTGCTGGTTAAGAGCAATACGATTACTTTGATCGCTGGCAGCGCCGCTCTTGCAAGCGATAGCACTTCGCACTTCGGTGTATCGGTCACGTACGCTATTTCTCCGGAGATTAGTTATAACACTATTACCAGCTTGTCGCTTGGTATGGTTATCTCGACTGGATGCTCTAATCCGTGGGTACACCACAACACTTGCAACTACAACGGCAGTAAGTTTTATGGCGGGATTTTGGTAACGTCCACTACCATTGGTTCACTTGTGGAGTGGAATACTTGCCGTCACAATGTAAGTTATGGAATTTTGGTAGACAATACCAACGATGCGAATATTACACGATTCAACGACTGTTCATTGACTCAATTGGATGGTAGTGGGATTGCCAACTATGTTTTCAAATGTGTTGTGTACGGCAACACGTTGTATAAAAACGGCGGTGCAGGCATTGTAGTAGGCAGCACCGGATGGGATGACACTGGTGGTCGCATTATCACAGGTAACTACCTGATTCAAAATACGACAGACCAGTATGGATCGAGCCAGATTAAGCTTAACAACATTGTAGGTACTCGAAGTGTAGTGAGCAATAACCTGTTCGTTGGTGGCAAAGGAGGTATCAACGAATCCTCGTGCTCGAATATCGAGAAGTCAGACAATATCTTCCTGAGTCAGAGCCAATTTGCCATCGCAACAGTGCCTCAGTACGTACGCAATAGCATTGGTAGTTACTACGATTTCCAAGGCATTCTTCGCAACGCTGACATTGGAGTAACACGATCCAATTATAATCCAGCTAACTTGTCTACAGGTTACACAACATTGCTGGAGAATAGCACTACTAACCTGCTAACCTACAGTGACAACTTTGCTAAGTGGCTACCAAACGGAGACGTGTCTACGTTTAATTACGGGATTTCCCCAGATGGAAGCAAGACGAGTTGTCTGGTCGCATCCGGCTCTAGGTATAATCCAGCCAACATGGCTATCGGAAGCACCTACACCTATTCTCTACACGTTAAAAAGGGGACAGGGCTTAGTGTGAATTTGTACATCGATGGCACTACAACGCTGCTGAGTACATTTACGTTTAGCTCAGAATTGTTCAGCGGGACATCAGCCGGATGCACTACGCAGATGACAAAACTGGTTAATGGTTGGTATCGCCTAGCTCTAACTTTCACTGCACCGCAAGCTAGTAAGAACTTCCACATCTTCCCTGTAAGTGGCTCTGTAGAGTTTTGGGGAGCACAGCTTGAGGTTGGAACAGTGGCGACAAGTTACATTCCGTCTCCTACTAAGTTTGTTTCTCGTGCGTCTGCTAAGAGCTACTACGGTCAGGGTGGAATTCTACGTTACGCCGGGAACGATCAGGCTGCATACGATTACGATCCATCTACTGTGCGGTATGAGAATTTGGTGTTGTGGAGTGAGGATTTGGGGCCGTGGACACGCAGCGCATCGTCTAGCTTGAGTCCTGACGCAACGACTGCGCCAGATGGGACTGTTAGTGCAGACTTGCTAACAAACACAACAGGGGGTGACTTCGTATCCGGTTTTAATGCTGTTCCACTGAATGTGGTTTCTGGGGCAGGGTACACTGCATCAGTGTATGTAAAGGCAGGGACATCCTCTAAGTTTGACCTTCGCGTTATTAGTGGAACCACAGATGTCACAGCATCAGCAAACTTGTCCAACGGTACATTGACTGGTGGTAGTGGGTCAGTTATTTCGGCTGGAGCAGGATGGTACAGAGTAATACTGCCTTTCACAGCACAAACTGTAACGGCAAATATTTACGTGTACCCTAGAGGCCAATTTGCAAGCGGCACAGCAGGGGGTGTGTATATTTGGGGCGCACAAGTTAATAGTGGTAGTACAGCCCTAGAATACGCAAAGACTACTGACACAGCCAAGCCCAAAACGTATATGGACAAAGGGTTTAGCGTTGAGGCAGCAGGGACTAACCTTTATAGCTACAGCGGACAGTTTGACAATGCCGTATGGAGCAAGTCTGCAACATCTATCACTCCCAACGCAACAATCGGTCCTAATGGTGCAACTGTCGCAGCATTTTTGAGGGAAGATTCTACAACCGCCGCACACGAGATTAGAACGCCAAGTGTTTCTCTCACTGCTGGCACTACTTACACGCAGTCTGTGTTTGCAAAAGCAGGCTCTCGTAGGTATTTGCGAGTTGGTTTTTCTAGCGTTTTCGGTGGAAGCAACAACTACGCTGTGTTTGATCTTCAAGTTGGAAGTGTTGCATTTACTGGAAGTGGAATTGCAAGCACTGCAATTCAGGCGGTTGCCAACGGTTTTTATAGGTGCTCTGTCACGTTTGGTGCAACTATCTCAGCATCTGGTACAAACTATATTGGCTTGCAACCCGATTCAACAACCACTAGTTATGCAGGCGACGGTAATAGTGGTATGTATATTTGGGGAGCACAGCTTGAGGTGGGAAGTTCTCCAACAAGCTACATACCAAGCAGTCTGACGTTCACTTCGCGTGGATCGACAGGAACTTACGTTGACCTGAACGGAGTGTTGCAGACAGCCGCAGCAAACGTGGCACGCTTTACGTACGAGCCTAGTAACTTGTCTGTGCAGCCGTACTTGTTGTTGGAAGCTGCTGCGACGAATTATATGTATAACTCCCAAAGTTTCACTGGCTGGACAGGAGCGGTGGCTGTTAGTGGAAGTACATCTAGTTACAGAGGTGTTCCATACATGACATTGGCTAAAACAACGTCCACCTCAAACGAGAACCTTGCGTCTAATGGAATTGCCGTTGCGGCTGGTGCGTATCTGACACTGACTATCGCGCTACGTGCAGGGACAACTACCAGCACCAGTGTTGGAGTTTATGACTCGTCTGGTGGGACAGTTTGGGGGGTGAACTCTGACACTGTGTTTAGTGTAATCGAGGGTTCTGGAGTTGTGGCACAGGCTAATGGAGGTTTGATTAGTGTTACAGGACTTTCAGCTACGGCAGATACGGTAGTTCAGATTACACGTAGGTATTCTGCAAGCGGAACTAGCCAAGTGCTGATTTACCCCGGACTGTCAACTTCCACAACGATTGGGCACTCTATTCTTGCAACAAGGGTGCAACTGGAAGATGGGCGTGGAGCTACTAGTTACATTCCTACTTTGACTAGTGCATCAGCATCCCGTTCCGCAGATGTCTACACAAGCAGTACAGGTAGCCGTGCAGCAGACATTGTAACAAGCGCAGTGACTGTGAGGGCAGCGGATACGCCAAGTATTCGTAACAACATCTACAGCCCTGATATTCCTATCCGGGTTGGAGATTTGACGACAACTACTGTGCCGTACTCTTATTCGACAGGTGGTGCGACTATTGCACTACCTACTCCGGTAGCCATTAGTGTACCTAGCTATAACGGAGATGTTGTGGCTGATCCGAAGTTGGACCCTGTTACGTACGCACCGTTGGCTGGATCACCGTTGCTTGACACAAGTTGGCGTGACAACATCAGAATGTTCACAGTTCCGATGGCTGTAAGTGATAAATAAGAAAGCCCCGCGAAAGCGGGGTTCTATAAAGGACATTTATGAAATTCTCTGAGTTTAAAAATGTTGTTAAAGATGGAGACTTAGTGGCACTTTCTCACCAATCTTGGAAAACTGAGAAGGATATTGAGAGTCAAATCGTCCGCATTGTAACTGAGTCTGAATTCTCGCATGTTTGTGTAGCATACAATCACGATGGTGTCCATTCTGTGATAGAAGCTGTGGTGCCATCAATAAGCATTACGCCATTAGAAACAAGGCTTGATGAGGGATTCTTCCATATTGCCACTCCAGATAAGCCAATGACAGCATTGGAAAAGCAATGGGCACTTTCTAAGCTCGGAGAAAGCTATTCGAAGCTAGAAGCCATTGAAGGCTATTTTGGATGGTTGAAAATTGGAAGTGATAGAAATTGGCAGTGCTCCGAATTGACCATTGCTATGCGAAGGTTTTCAGGATTAGACCTTGGGCCGAAGCCCACGCCAGCAGCAGTGGTAAGAAAAGCCCTTGAGATGGGCTATACATTAAATTTTGTTACTAGGGATTAAGGATGGACAACGCAACACTCTCTTGGATTGTAGAAGCACTGTTGGGGGCGCTATGCTGTGTCCTGTGGAGCAATTTGAATGATGTGAAGAGAAAGGCTGATAAAGTGGCTGAAGACTTGGCAGACTATAAAACTCAATCTGCATCTACTTACATTACTAAGGTGGAACTGAAAGACGCAGTGGAATCTTTAAATCAGGCGTTCGAACGTCATGCTAGCAGGATTGATGCTCGGTTAGACCGTCTAGAGGAACACATCATGGAAATGAAGAAAGGTAAGTAATGGAAATAACGCTTGCGCAACTAATCAGTATTGCTCCTTCTTCAAAGCCGCGTGCAAGCGTTTTCTTAGCGCCCCTTAACGCTGCGATGAAGGAATTCGAAATAGATGCCTCTCCGGCTCGCATAGCGGCCTTCCTAGCGCAGATATTGCATGAGAGTGGTTCCCTATTGTACACGGAAGAAATCGCCTCTGGAGCCTCCTATAACGGGCGCAAGGACTTGGGCAATACACATCCCGGATGGGGAGAGTTGTACAAGGGCCGGGGACTTATCCAGATTACCGGATATTACAATTATACAGCCGTAATGATGGCTCTTGGGATTGACTGTGTAGAGCATCCTGAGATTCTTAAAGAGCCTGTCAATGCATGTCGTAGCGCAGCATGGTTTTGGAAGGATAGGAATTTAAGTTCCCTAGCAGACCAAAATACTGATGAAGCATTTATAAAAATAACTAAGCGCGTGAATGGAGGTACAAATGGCCTTCAAGATCGCATATCATTTTACCATAGAGCAAAGGAAATACTTAATGTTTAACAAACTAATGCAATTCTACAACCTCTTTAAACAGGGGCAACAGGTTTCCAATCCGGCGTTCTGGAAAAAAGGTCAAGCTTTTGTACAGCCAATTGTCGCAGGGTTGATTATGTCTGTTGTAGCACTCCTGAAAAGTTATGGATACTCTCTACCTATTTCGGACGATATGGCTGTCACTATTGCTGGCGCTCTTTTCTTCATCGTCAATGGCGTCCTCACAGTGGTCACTTCCGCACATATCGGCATTCCCGCCAAACCCGGAAGTGTGCCAGCCGCACAACAGGCTCTGCCAAGCGTACAACAAAGAGCTTCTGAAGAAGCAGCACAAAGCCCCATGCAGCCTGTCAATAGCGCCCCTTCTCAATCAGCCCCTGTTGGCACAACAAGCATTGACGCAGACGTTGTTGAGCGAGCAAAACAATGGGCAGCAGAACACAGTAAATTTGACAACGATCAAAACCCAAGCTACTACAATCCTTGAATCTGTAGATGGAATAAGCATGCATCTTAAATGTAGCTTATATAAATAGAAAAGGGAAGGAAGCCCCTAAGAGCATCCTTCCCCACTCGTTTCACTTTGTTCGCTCTTGGTAGAGCCTTGCCCCGCTATCCTTCACAGGACGCGGGGCTTCTTTTTAGGCTGCTTTAGCGGCTTTGACGAAGGCACCCACAGAATTGTAAAAGGTGACAAGAGCACCGATAACAGCCGTGACATGACCCACGATTTGATCGAATGGAACAACAGGGCTAGATGCATCGTACAGCGGCTTGATGATAGCCAGAGCCAGATCGAGCTTTGCTTTACCATTGCCCGGAGTGCTCGATTGGCCTTCCACAGCTTTAACGGTGTCCGAAATAACGGGCAGCAGGGTCAGGATGACATTAGAGATAGCCGACAGATTCATTAATAATTCTCCCTCAAGATAGTAATGTAAAGATAAATGTTAAGTTTGTGTCCTAGTTGGACAATATCTGTTCTGTTATTCTTGTTCTTGAACACGAGTATGCACATGGTCAAGATTACCGTCAAGCACTTTCTTGCGTTGTGGCAAGGATACAGAACAGAATGAAACAGTGCTTGACGGACACTTCGTTAGCTGTTAGTCGTCCACAGCCGAGTTTAGTGCAGCAATCATCTCAGCGTCAGCGACGATTTTCTTGGTCTTGTCTGCAAAGCGAGCCTTGAACCATTTGCTAACAACCTTCTTGTCAAGCTTGGTTTTCTCTGCTGCCTCTTCCGCAAGCTCTTTGAAGTCAAGGCCAGCTTCACGTTGAGTATCAAGAAGGCTTAGGCCACGCTGGAGGTACTTGGTCAGTTCTGCAACGTCGAAGGTTGCGCCATCAATAGATACGGTTTTGCTCATTCAGTTTTCTCCTTGTTCATACGGTAC